ACTGTGCCTATGAACTGCAAAGGGAAGCGGAATGAAAAAAGGAAAACGAATACCCCCGAAGGAAGGCCGCTTAGTCGGTCGTCGCGTCTTAAACGCAGAACCTAGCCAAGATCAGCAGAGTGATTGGGTGGCTGAAACTACCACTTCTAGCCTGCCTTCTTCAGTTGATCTACGGGAAGCAGTCCACAAGATCTGGTCGGAGCCCTATAACCAGGGCCGAACCGGCAGTTGTGTTGGCCAAACGGTTGCTAAGGTTCGGCACTGGCACGCTTTGAAGGAGGGCGAGGTTGAGCGGCACAACATCCACTACGCACCGTCTGTGCGCTTCCTGTGGATGGCTCCGAAGGAGTTTGACAAGTGGATCTTCTATCCGTCGACTATGTTGCAGTTGGCCGGCACCTACACCAAAGACAGCCTGGATATTCTTCGGAAACATGGCTGTCCAACCAACAAGGATCTGCCATTCCGATCATCAGGCAGCATGTTGCCGCCAACAGAGTTCTACAAGCGCTGCGAGGCATACAAAATCAAATCCTACTACGCCGTCAGTCCGTGGGTGGAGGGTAAAATCAAATTCAACGAGCACGGTATGAAGTGGTGGCTGGCTAACGAGGGGCCAATCGTCACCCGCTTCGATGTCGATGACGCCTTTATGCGTGCGAACCGCAGAACTGGGATTCTTCGACCTGGTTCGGATAAGCACAACTATGGCGGACACGCTTCGGCTCTCGTCGGCTACGACGAGGAAAGCGTTTTGCTGATGAACAGCTGGGGAACTGCCTGGGGTGACAGAGGGTTGCTGCGGTTAAGCTGGGATTGGGCAAAAGAGAACCTAACGGAGAGCTACGGGTTGAAAGTATAAACGACGAAAAAAGTAGGTTGCGCCCGTCATACAAATGTGATACGTTCTTAGTGTTGTTCTCCACAACGGTTACATGTTGGCTTAACGTATTGTTCATGTCTCACCCCAACCCCCAGAGGGATCTACCTCTCTGGGGGCCTTCTTTTTCTGTGTTGCAATACATCTGTAATATCGTAAGATGCCGCCGCTATGGCGAGTGCGCTCCCAACTCCTCAATCGTGCTGTTCCTGCGGTAGCGTGGTGAACACACAGAATCTTGACAGCTATGTAAAACAGAGTGTGGACGCGAATATCGCAGGGGGAAACACCTTTGCGGACGCCGCCGCTCTCCGAGCTAACACGACTTACGTTGCTGGTGTCCAATACTACGTCTCGACCGCTACGGGCGGGGTCGCTGCCGGAGAGTGGATCTACAATGCAACCGACCTTCAGACCGATGACGGCTCTACAGTCATCAAGCCAAACGCCATTGGATCTGGCGACCCAGGGAGATACACTAGAAAAACGAATCTCCTCTTTGGCGGCTAATGAGCGCAGCAGGCACGACTACAGTTATTAATGTCCCCGGCCCTCAAGGTGGTCGAGGCGCAGACGGAACTGACGGTTCGAACGGAACGAGTTCCTACACCACAGTTTCTACAGCCTTCACCATGCCGGCGGAAGGCGCAGACGTCACCGTTACGGTCGGCTCATCCGTTTGGATGCCTGCCAACGGGATGGTCTACGTCGAAAACGCGGGATACCTCCGAATCCAAAGCCGACCCACTACGACTTCTGTTGTCCTCCGCAATATGGAGTCGACGGGAACGAGTTCATACGTAGGGAACGTCGCTCCAGGCACATCGATCCCGATCGCGTCCCTGATTTCGCCGGGAGGGCTCCAAGGTCCGGACGGGGCGATTACTGGTTCGGCTGGGGGAGATCTCGAAGGAACTTTTCCGAACCCCACGATCGCGGTCACGACTTCGAAAGGCCAACTGATCGCGAACCAGAACGGCGCAGTCGGTCCCCGGCACGCGGCGTTGTCCGTAGGGTCGGACGGGACGGTTCTCCACAGCGACTCTACGCAGATCCTGGGCCTCCAACATCGCGGCATCGACCTCGCGGGGACTAACACAACTCTCCTCAATGCGCTTGGTGGGACTAAAGGGGGTCACGGTCAGACGTCTTTGTCTGCTGGCGCGAATGCGCTTCTGAATTCCATTTCTGGCGTCGCGAACGGTGACATTCTTTACCGAACGGGAGGGAATTGGGCGCGTCTTGCACTTGGCACGAACGGACAAGTCCTCCAATCGAACGGGACCACCCTCGTTTATGGATCGGTTGCGTCGTCGTTCGTCGGGTTCCAGACTCAGAACACTTCTGCAACGATTACGATCCCTACGACCCCTATCACCGTCTATTCTTGTGATACTTCAGGGGGAGGAGTCTACATCACTCTTCCGTCTGCCGCATCGGCGGTGTCGGGGAGCACGACAAAGATTTTGGTCTTTATGAAGACCTCGACGGCGACCCTTCTCCAACTAACCGCTGCTGGGGGCGATACTATAGATGGGGGTGCCAACATTCAAATCACATCCCCGAACCTAGGCGTTGCGACCATCGTGTCTGATGGCGGAACGCAATGGTTGAGCGTTGCGACCTAATGGCGCAGAAGAACCAAAACGTAAGAACAGCAGGGCAAGCGTCTTTCTTGGGCGGTGCCAACAGTGGTCTTGCGCCTCAGTTGTTGGGAGACAACGGTTACTCTTGGGGAGTAAACACAACTTTACGCGGAGGTGCGATAGGACCCCGTCCAGGGTATCTCAAACAAACCCTTTCTTTCGATTCAGAAACGACCGATACCCGTTTCTCGAGCGGAGGGCGGTTCCAGGGAGCTGGCATTCACGAGAACCCTGACGGGAAGTCCGTCATTTTGGTGATGGTCGCGGGACGGTTGTTTTCGATCGAGCCTTGCCGCGACAACAAGACCGTCGAAGTGACCCCCGGCACAACGAACGAGGACGTCAACCACTCGACCGCTGATCGAGCTACTTTCCAACAAGCAGAGGATTGGACGATCGTTCAAAACAACATCGACGCTCCTATCATCTACGGAAACGGGGCTTCTCGTCGTTCTACTCCGATGAAAGGCCGCGAAGTCCCTACGGGATTGATGATGGCTTACGGGAATGGTCGTGTTTGGGTGTCCAAAGGCCGAAGTTACGTCGCTGGGGATCTTGTCGGAAGTTCGTCCGGTTCGGGCGTTGAACGTCGTGACGCGGTTCTTCGGTTCACTGAAAACGATTACCTCGCGGAAGGCGGGGCTTTCCGGCTCCCGACGACGGGGGACATCACGGGAATGAAGTTCGTTTCCAACCTCGACACGGCGCTAGGCGATGGCGATTTGATTGTCTTCTCCCGAAAAGGCGGATACGCGGTGAGCGTCCCGACTGATCGGACTCTCTGGAAAAACCTCGACTACCCCGCGCAGCGAAGCGCCGTCCCGATCGGAGCCGTCTCTGGCGATTCAATCGTGAACGTCAACGGGGATCTCTATTACCGGTCACCGGACGGGCTTCGATCTCTGGTCTTCGCCCGTCGTCAGTTTGGGACGCCAGGAAATACGCCGATCTCAGAGGAGGTCGATCGCGCTTTCCAGTTTGATGCGCCTCACTTTCTCGACTACTCGAGCGCCGTTCTGTTCGATAACCGATATCTCTGCACATGCACGCCTCAAAAATCATCGATCGGGGTCCATCACAAAGGACTAGTCGCGTTGGATTTTGCTCCCGTGTCGTTCATGGGTCAGACCTCTCGACCCGTTTACGACGGGATGTGGACCGGAGTAAACATCCTGAAAATTATGACGGGGTCTTTCGATCAAGAAGAGAAGTGTTTCGCTATCGTCGAAAGCGCCTCTGGAACGATCGAAGTTTGGGAGATCACCAAGGATGCGACTACGGATTTCGACGGGACGAACTACGATCGAATCCAATGGTTTTTTGAAACCCGAGCCTACAATTTTGCAAGCAACTACGAACGGGCCGCGCTGGACAGGTTTGAGCCTTGGCTGACCGACATTGGCGGACAAGTCGATATCACCGTCTACTCCCGTCCGGACACGAGCGCGAACTGGTATCTGTGGAAGACGTGGCAAGAGTCCGCGAAGGATACTTTTTGCAGTGGCGAAAACGATTCGAATGGTTGCCAGACCATAACCCCCTACAACCTGTCTTACCGACCACGGCGATCGATCGGCTCGCCTTCTGAGGATTGTGAAAACCTCGACCCGAAAAAGCCGGTCTCTAGGGGGTATTCTTTCCAATTCCGTGTTCAAGTGACGGGACAGGCCCAGATCCCGCAGATTCGAGCGTTCTGCAACATCGAGACTGAGGACCGCTATCGGGCGTGCCCTCCCGAGACCGCGACGCAGACCACGGACAACACTTGCCCTCTTGAAGACTATTTGACGATCACATGAGCACTCCCATCCAACTAACGCCGGGAACTCTGGCGTCGACGTGTTTCAGCTCCATTCAGGAGTTGAACAACGCGATCGTCAACGGCATTTCGGCCCAAGCGCTCAACACACTGGCCTATGTCCTCAGCGATACGACCCCGTCCGCTGATGATCGGGATAAGCTTTGGCTAAAGACCGTCTCTGGCGCTCCTGAGAGGTGGTATGTCTACTATAACGGTTTGTGGGTGTCTCCTCACCAGATCCCCGCTAGCGACAATCGATTGATCTTATACAAAGGAACGTCGGCGTCGGTCGCGACTCTGGACGGAGGGAATTCAAATGCGGTGGACGCGGCAGACGGTCCCTTCTGGGAAATCGATACGGACTTGTCCGCGAAGTTCCCGGTTGGGGTCGGAACCTTTGAATCTGGCGCGTCTGTAGCGGTGACTGGAACGGGCGGTTCCGAAAAGCACACGCTAACGACGAGCGAACTTCCCGCCCACACTCACGACTTGTCTATCAACGGGTTGAATGCCCAACTGGACAGCACGACAGGGAACGAGTATGGGGCAGACGGAAACCAAGAAGAGAGTTTGACTACGGAAAGCACCGGGGGAGGAGAGGCTCATAACAACTTGCCTCCATACTTCGGCGTCTACTTCCTTAAACGAACCGCTAGGATCTACTACACGGGATGAGGGCTACTCTTTCGACAGCTAAGAATTCGAACATCCCCTCGACATTGGGGGTTTGCTCGACTGATTCCGTGTTCACCCAGATCCTTAACGAGGCTCACCAACGTCTTGTTCAAGAGGGTAAGTGGTGGGGGACGTTCCAACGTTACGACATCTGTATCGGGACGGACGGGTGTCTCGTTTGGCCTCGACAAGTCGCGGCGATTGAGACGTTCGCGATCAATGATCATCCCCAGACGATTCGAAACGGTTGGTATGAGTTTCTGGGAACGGGTCTTGGCGTCCGATCGGATACGACGAACTCCGGTGAGACTCAAATGATCGACCGAGGAACGGCGGTTGTTTACGAGGACATGCCAGATAGTGAGCACTACCTTCAAGTTTACTCAGAGGTCGAAGAGTCTGCGAATCAATACCTGATTGTCCGAGGATATGACGAGTCAGGACAATGGATTCGGACCCAAGACGGAAGCACTTGGATCGATGGGGAGAAGATCTTGATTTCGACCACTGTTGCGACCTCGACGAAGATCTTTTCCGCCGTGACGGACGTCATCAAGCCTGTCACGAACGGACCCGTCCGACTGAGCCGATACAAGTCTCCAGGTCCCGCCGTTCCGATCGGATACTATGAGGCGTCCGAGACGCTTCCGGAGTATCGGAAGTCACTCATTCCCGGTCTTGGGAATGTGGAAAACTACTCTTGCCCGAACACGACCTCGATTATCGAGAAGCGCGTGATCCAGGCGATGGTGAAGTTGGAGCATATCGACGTTTCTGTGGACAACGATTTCCTTGTTATCGGTAACATTCCAGCGTTGAAGATGGCGTGCAAAGCCGTGCAATTCGAGAACCAAGAGGACCAACAAGCGGCACTCGGCTATTGGGCGCAGGCTAGGGAGCTTCTCCAGAAGGAACTCGAGCATTATCAAGGAGACGGGGTTGTTGCGCCGATGAAACTAGAATTTAGCGGGTCACCGGGAGAAGTAGGAAACATCCAGTAAGCCATGGGACTTTTTAACGATATTTTTGGGTCTAGGCCGAAACTTCCCGAGTTCCGTCCTGTCAACATCGACGAAGAGGTGTCTAAGACGATCTCTTCGAACGCCGACAACATCGACGCGGCGGCGGGACTCTCCAGACGAACGGCCCAAGCGGACACGGATATTGCGCTAGCGAATCTCGAGCAATTCGCTCCCGGCTCGGCTGCGACTATTCGAGGGATCGTCAACAACATCCAGTCCGGTCTCCGTGGAGAACTTCCTTCCGACGTCGAGAACTTCGTCACTGACCGAGCCAACTCCCGAGCAGTCGCTGGAGGGTTCGGCGGTTCCGGTGCGGGACGAAACCTCGAGCTCCGTGACTTGGGGCTTACCTCCTTGCAACGGACGGACCAAGCGGTTTCCCAAGCGGGGACGGCTCTCCAGATTTTTAACAACTTGGCTCCTCGTCCGATCGGGGTTGCCTCGTCGTTCCTTTCTCCGGCCCAACGAATCAACGCTCTTCAGAGTGAACGGAACGCGAAGTTCCAGGCCGACACCCAAGCCGCTATCGCGGCGGCACAACCCGACCCCGTTATTGCGGAGCTTGCGGGTCCGGTCGCCAAGCTGGGAGGCGCTGTCATTGGCGCGTCTCTCCCAGGCGTTTTCGGGGGAGCTAGTCAATCATTCGGGCAACGGTTAGGGGGATTCTTGAACCCAGGCAAGGGATAGTATGGAAAATCCAGTCGACGAACTTATCAACGGGATCATCGGGGGCGCAGAGGCAGGGCAGTCTCGTCGAGAGTTCAAACGCGTCCGCAATCGAGCGATGGAGTTGGGCAACACCAATCTCGCGGCGGCGGCGAAGGAACTCCGACCGCCCTCGTTTACGAGTGCCGTTTTCCGAGGGTTTCGCGACGCGAGTTTGACGCCGGGACAACGTCTCCAGGCTGAACAACTTCAATTCGCGAACGAAGCTCGAGCTGTAGAGCTTGGCCTCAAGCAACGGGAGTTCAACGACTCGAGACAAGGTCTCCGCGACGCGGTTCAACTAAGTGACGCGATTGCGACCGTGTCCGACCCAAGGGAGAAGTTGGAAATCCTCTCCCGATTCCCGAACTTGGCGAGGACGGCACCGAAGGTCTACTCGGCGATGGTCAATGCGGCTCAGGAAGAATACCAGACCGGAATCGACATGGAGAAGACGAAGACCGCTCTTGAAGCCAAGAGCCTTTCCGGAATGCGCGAGAAGGCTCGTTTCGAGTTGTTGGCCGAAATGACTCAACTTGCTCCCGCTTTGGCGGACCGTTACGAAGCGACCTTGGCAAACGGAGATCTCGAAGAGCGAAAACAAACCGTCGCGGAGTTCAACGTATTAAAAGACGACCTCCGATCTAAGAACGGTCTTTTGGTCGAAACGACTTCGGACGGAGGCATGAGAGTCGCGACCGGGGATGCCGCTACCGATCTCACGATCGGAACCAAAGGAAACATCCAAAAACAGATCACCAGCACCCGAGTTGCATTAGATGCGCTCACTAAACTTCAGGGCGCGTTAAGCAAACCTGATGCTGAAAGGGCTGTTGGGATTCGCGGGTTCGTTACGGACCTTCGGAACGGAATTTTGGCGCAGGCCAACCCGAACCTATTTGACGAGTCGGCTGGAGAGACTCGAAGGCTCATTCTGTTGGCGAAGGAAGCCGCCATTCGGGCTGTCAGTGCTGACGATCGGTTTTCCAACCAAGATCGTGCCGCCCTCGACAACATTTTCGCAAGTTTGAAGGTCACGGAATCCCTGCCCGGCGCGAGACAGGCGATCGATAAGGTCGTTGATATCCTTGAATCGAAGGCCGGAGTCCTTGGAAACACTCTCGAGAGCGGGACGAACGCTCCGGAAACGATCACGTTGGACGATGGAACCGTAGTAAGGCTCAAGAAGTAATGCCCCTTTCTGAAGCACAACAAAAGGAACTTCGGGATAGGGGGCTCGATCCCAGCCTATACGAAGTTGATACTCCTACTCTTTCTGCTTCTCAGGCGGACCAACTACGAGCGAAAGGACTCGATCCGAGTCTCTACGAAGTCGTCACTCCTGAAAACGAGTTCAACATTGTGGGAGACGCGCCTTTCGTTCCAGGCACAGACACGCGCCCTATCCCTCGAGGCGCAGGGTTCTCAACTCCTGCCGCAGATCCTAGGACTCGTCCTGGCGTTCCTCTCATTACTGACGAGGGGCTTCCGTTTTCGGAGCGTGCGAAGCTTGGCTCTTTGTCCTCCGTCGAGGACCAGATGATTCTCCTGAACCAACAACTCGACGAGCAAGGCATCAAGGAGAGGGCTCGTTTCTCTAGAGGTTCTCTCATCGTCCCGCGTCGACGAGAAGACGGATCGATCGAAGATCTTGTCGTCGATGAGGACCAACTCACGCGTCGAGATGTCGCGGACGCTTTGGGAACGGCGCTTCCGATCGCCGCGTCCGTCCTTTCTCTCCGTCGAGGCGCGACTCCTGGCACCTTCGCGAATCGCCTTTTCGGAAATCGGTTCTTTGGACAGCTTTTCAACTCTGCGACGGCGTCCGGAGCTGGTCGTATGGTGAATGATGCGCTCGCCCGTGAGGCTCTTGATGTAGAAGGGTCCGAAAGTCTCTTGTCTCTAGGTGCTCAAGAGGCGGCTGGGGACGCGATAGCTGGAGGGTTGTTCGGAGGCGCGTTCGTTGCAGGGCGAGGAGCTATCAACTTGTTGCAGGCTCCTCTCGCGTCTAAGAACGTCGGCGAAGCCAATAAGGCACTTTTCAACGCTATGGGGAACCTCGAGGAACAGTTTGGGGTTCGTTTCCCTACTACTCCAGGAGAACTCACTCAGTCAGAGAAGCTTCTGGCTTACGAACGTTTTGTTGCCGAGCAACCGGGAGCGGCAAAACTCAAGGGAGTTCTGAAGGAACGGAACAACGTCGAGAGACAGGTTATCCAATCGATTTTGGACGACGTTTCTCCCGGCGTCGCGCTTCCTCCTGATCGCAAGATTGCGGAAGATCTCTTTGAGGACATCGATCTTGGTAGATTGATTGCCCGTGACACGCGAGAAAATGCTGCTAGAAGTGCTGAGAAGCACATTATGGACAGTTTAGACAACCTCACTCCCTTGGAACGCATAGAGAATCTAGACGAAGTCGGCTCCGCTCTTCGTGAGGGGGTCCGTGTTCGAAAAGAGTTGTTCGACGGTGCGATGCAAGAGGCTTACCAAAAGGTCGAAGACCTTACGGTGAAGTTTGCCCAAGATTTTGGGGATAAGGTTGATTTTGACCAACTCATCAAACTCGATTCCCTCATTCCATCGGTGAACAAGTTCGCGAAGGATGCTCTCGTTCCCAAGTTCGAGAAGATTGTCAAGACTTCGCCGATCGACCCATCTACCGGACTCCGAAAAACTGAGGAGGAGATTCGAAAGGTCATGTCGGTCCAACCGGAGCTGTTGAACTCTACCGCGTCCAAGTGGGCTCGTGTGGTAAGAGAACTCAAAGGAGGCATTCCTCTGAGGACGGCCCAGAAACTTCGACGCGAGATTTCAACCGACATTTCTTTTGGAGAAGGTTTAGGGACCGAGAACTCGAGGTTCCTCCACGGGTTGCGAGACGGCATAACGAAAGCAATCGAGAAGTCGACTGGAGACCTCCCAAGCGGAGAGTTGAAAGACGCCTTCGTTGCGGCTAACCAAGCTTACGCGGAAGGGATCAAACGATTTCAGATTCCTTACGTCTCTCGGTTTTTGGTTACAAACACCAATAGCGGGAAATACATTCATGACGAGACGGTCGTTCGAGAGCTTGCGACAAACTCCAAAGCTTATCGTGAGGCCAAGGCTTTCATGGAAGACAACCCTGAAGCCCTTGAGACGATGCGTCGAGGTATTATCGATGACCGGATTTCGTTAGCATCCTCTGGAGGGACGCTCGATATCAAGAGACTCAACAACCTTTTCAAGGCGATGCCGAAGAAGATCCGTGACGAGGTTCTTGGTCCCGCAGGGACGGAGCTCATGCGGGATATGAATACCGCTGTTCAGCTCACGAAGGGAGGGAAACTCCACTCCGAAGACTTCGTCGACATCCTCGACGCGGTGAAGGAAGGGAAGACCGTCCCCGAGATGCACAACGCGATTAGCGCAGCTCTTCAGACTCAGAAAGATCTTCAGCGGACCTACAACTCAGGAATTCGAAACAAGCTGAAGAACGCGGAGTCGTTCGAAGACGTCGATTTCCAAGACTTCACTCGACTATTCTTAGAGAAAGGCTCTCAAAAGGAGATCGACCAGATTCTTGAAAGCTTAGGAACCGGAGCCCACCGGCAACAGCTACAACTCGAGACTCTTGTCCACATCTTCGAGAACGCCCAAGGCAAGCTGAAGGTTGCGGACATTCAAAAGAACATCATTGGAGACGCCTCTGTTGATTTCAGTGCTGAGTCCTTAGCCGCCGAACTGTCAGGTAAACAGGGTGAAAAATACCAAAAGATTCTAGGTCCCGAGATCATGAGTAACCTGACGGACTTGCTCGCTATAAAGGCAAGAGGGGACTTGGCTAGGGTCTCCGCCGGAGGGGGAAACGCGGGTTCTCTCTCCGCTGGAACGACCTTCTCAAAACTGTCCGACGTGATGATGCACCCTCTCAGAGCTTTCGACGGGCTAACCACTTCTATTCGATACCGAACGATTGCTTCTATGATGGCGCGACCCACTTTGAGACGATGGTTGGAACGGTCTTACACCCTCCCCGAAGGACGTGCAATTCTCCAAGGTATCTTCGCTTCCTCTCCGCTACTGTCGGACGTCCTTGAGGGCGTAGGGTCTGACATGAAGAAAGCCAAAGCTGTCGATGAGCTTGGGAGAGCCTTCGGGCTTGATTTCGTTGAGCTCGCTGGGCAGGCAACCAACTTCACCGACGACACCGCCCCAAGCACTGAGGGCGGGGACGAATAGATTTATCCACAACTTATTCGTCAGACAGCCATTGTCCCACCCCTTGGGGTAAGGTCAGGGCGTCGTATGATTACTACAAGGAGTAAACGATTGGTGAACCCCCTCCGTGAAGGAGAGGGTTCTGTTTGGAGTGGAGCTAACCTCGGATCAACTCATCCAGTAGGCGGAGGAGGTTCTGGAGTTCCCGATCCTCGGTCGGGCGGTTCCAATAGCGCCAACCATCTCGATGATTTCGCCAAGAATTGAGGGCCGCTTCCGCCGCTTCTCGGTCGTCAGGGTTTCCGTCTTGGGGGATTCTAGCGAGTGAAGCGTCTAGTTCAGAACCGAGGAATGTCCAACACTGTTGGAGGAAAGTATCTCGTTGTTGGTGAAGGAATTCCCGACTCTCTGAGAGGGAACGTTGGAGGTTATTCATAATAAAAAAGACGCATTGATGAAGGCTACAACCTGTCCCATCCTCATCACCACATGGCCGGACGGTAATCTATCAATGCGTCTTTTTTGTTCTGTATTCATTGCCACGGTTGGTAGCCGCTTTCAGATTGGCATCTGGCGGTTGTAGCCGCTCAGACGCAGCGACACTAGACACCGGAAGCGGAAAACGCAATACGTTTTTCGTGGCACCTCCTTCGAACGAAATACTGATACCACAGGGAGCGGAGTTCGCGATTGGAAAGTGTGGAGGGGTTTGTAATGGCGGGCTAGGCGTATTCCTCTCGAGGGAAATTTGTGTTCCCGAATTCTTTATGGTGTTCGATGGATGCCCGGTCGTAAGCTCTTGCGGCGTCAATTTCTAAAGTGAAGTAACCTATGTGTTTGTTCGTGCCTCCGTGTTTGAGCTGAACACACCATTTCTTTACTCTAGAATGCCACGATACGCCTAAATACCGACTCGACCCATTTTTAGAAGCTCTACGGTTCCTGTTATTCTCGGCGATCGACGCTACCCGCAAGTTTGCTCTCCGGTTGTCTAGTGTGATTGCGTTGCGGTGATCGACTACAAAACCAGGTTTTGGAGAAAGTAATAGGCGGTGAAGGGCTGTTCTGTCCCAAGTTCCGTCTTCGTTTTTGGTTAATGACCTAGCGTAGTAGTTTTGGCCCAGCTCTTTCCATTGCGCGTAGAATCGAAGGTGTTTCAGCTTTCTCCAATCTGCAACGTCCACGACAGCGACTTGGTTCTGAGTGAGAGGAATCGTGGCGTAGTCTCGGCCTTCTATTAGACCATCCAAAAAGCTGAGATCCTGTGGCTTACGGCGTTCCTCTTCTGAACTTGTCATATCGTATTTTATGTAATACGCTTTTGCTTGTCTGTCAAACAGACCCTTGTGAACCAGCAGGAAGCAAAGCGAAAACGCCAGAGGGCGAAGACGAACACCGACCAACTCCTAGACTCTCTTTCGGGAGGAGCGGAGCCTGATCGTTACGGACGTCCTTTGATCGAAGGCGCTACCCAACTCGAATATGAGTTGATGTCATTTGCTGACCACTTGGGGCTTCAGAAAGCTGGGGTTACTAAGTATCAGAATCTTATAAACATCGTTAGTATTCTCTTCCCGGACGTAGTCATCTCCCCATGGACAGAGAGAATGCTGAAAAGTCTTTGCGACTACGCCTACGTTTCTTGGTGTGGATGCGCTGCGTCAGGGAAGACATATACTTCGGCATTGTATGCCGTAGTATGGTGGCTTGCTAATCCTTTGAACTCGTGCGTGATCCTTTGCACGACTACTAAGGGAATGCTTCGAAGGCGTGTCTGGACAGAGATTCAGCAGCTTTACATGGCAATGCCTGGGAACAAGATCGGGAACATGGTCGATTCCCAAATGACGTGGCAGAGCGTCCCTGGTGACCAAAGACACGCAATCTTCGGCATTGCGGTGGCGGACGGTAACACGAACCAAGCCGCCGCCATGATTCAGGGTGTCCACGCCAAGCGAGTGCTTCTAATCATTGACGAGGCGGCAGGCTGTCCACAGGCGATTTTTGACGCCTCTGCTAACCTCTCCGTCTGTGAAGACTTTCAGATGCTGTGCATCGCTAACCCTGTATCTAAGTCCGACGTCCACGGAAGGTTTTCGGAGCCGAGAGACGGGTGGTCGTCAGTATCGATCGAAACCCAAGAATGGGAGACGGTAAACCATCAAGACGGCAAGCCAGGAATTTGCGTCCGCTTCGATGGGGAGAGATCTCCCAACATCGTCGCTAACGGAAAGGTTCCGTATCCGTTTCTCGTTACGAAACAACAGGTCGACAACGCCCACAAAGAGCACGGTGCGAACTCTCCGTTGCTCTGGCGATACTTTCGAGGAATGTGGGCTCCCGACGGGATGCTCAAGGTTGTATTCACGCACAACCTCGTTTCGAAGATG